TTTTACCTTAAATGATACTGCAGGAAGCCCGCCGCCAAACTGTTCGGCATCAAATATTAACTGCAAATAAACGTAAGCTACTCCCCTGAATCTATCAGTACTCGTTATAGAGCCACTTGTCCCTGATAATGATTGTATAGCGAAGTTATCTGCCGCTTGGTCGTCTGCACCTGTATGTTTTGTGAATCTTACCAATCTACCACTACCAAAAGAGTTTTCATTTTCAGTATTTGTAAATTCTGAATTAGTTGCAGTATGCACGACTTGTCCATTTATTGTGCTAGTGGTTGAGGTAACATCAACATCATTAAATCGCATGGTTTCTATAGATTCTATTTCATGACCTGCAACTACTACGATCATGTGTAGCATGTGATTATCAACACCTGCTGTCTCCATGTGAACTATGGTCCCTCCTACACGACATTCCCCATAAACAATTTGTCTTGGTGCTATTGCCCCACGGGTTGCAAATTTAGTACCAAAGTTAGCTTGGGAAGCATCTATGCCCTTTGATGTCATTTTGCCTATAACACTTGATACAAGACTAGTTGCGAAAGTTAGTGCTGCGGCACTGTATACGGTTGTCATGGCAATTGCGAAAGATGTGCCTGCTGTAAGACCTGCTGCCAAAGCACCTCCAGTTAGCACAATGACTGTTGCTACAAGTGCAGCTTTAATCGCTTTAGCCATTAATCAATCCTCCAAACACGAAGAGCCATAGAATTTTCCACCACGTTTATGCCATCATCTGTAGGTGTCAGTATTCCAAATCCGTTGCATATACCTACAAGGCAAGATTCATTCTGCTTGTATACAACAAGATCACCGCAAGTCATAAATGCTTTATTGATCTCGCCAACATCTTTTTCTTTGCAGGCTTTCTCTATGCTAGTTTCTATATCACCGCCATATGAAGATATAGCTTTCATGGCACTTGCTTCATCATGCCATTTTAATTTTTTTGGTATTAAATCTTCGCCAGTTATTTGTTTTATGATTGCATTGCTGAACTTACAACAATCATTCTTTCCCCATTCAAAAGGGAAGTTATTATTCTCAACAAAAGAATCAAAAAGTGATTGCCAGTTAGGTAGTTTCTTCATCTTCTGTTAGCACCATTTCTACCATTATCATTGCCGCCGCCAGTTCCTCCGCTAGTTCCTCCGTTTGCGCTGTCTGCTGTTTTCCCCCAATTAATTTGTTTGTCTTGGAGAGAAGCGACACGGTTAAAACCTGTATCTCCGTCAAATAAAAAGTTTTGAGATTCTTTTGTATATCTAAGGTTTGATGGTCTGTCTAAATCTACCAGTCTATTTTCTGCATCTATTGTTACTGTAGATCCTTGGGGAGTGTCATTAATGACAAGGCTTGTCATTCTACCCTTAAACAAAGTAAGCGTTCCTGCAACTTCATTTGTGCCGCCCATAACGTACCCAAGAAACAATGTTATTGATCTATTTTGATAGCTTTCTGTAAGTGCATAATTGACTATTGTAGTGTCCATCCCTGAGAGNGAGACTACCAATCCATTTGATTTTAATTCAAGATTATCTTCTGAACTGCTTATAGACAAAAGACTGCCTGCGCCTAAATATGTATCTGAGCCTATCACTAAATCGTCTGTACCTGACCAAACCAATATATCATCGGTATCAAATTCAGCTTTTACTGCAAAAAATATCGCTTGTTCGTCTGCTCCCAAACGATTGACAATAGAGCTATCTAAACCCTGCCTTGTTGCCACTTATATTACCTCTACACATGCAAAACTGATTCCGTAGTTTGAGATTCTGTCTGCTGACCAACTTATTTCATTAGATGATAGTCTGAATGTCCCCTTTGGATTGGTAAATACGACATAATTACTGTTAGCAAAGTCTGATCTCAACTTTGGTTGTGTAGCCACCCCATAAAAATCCTTACCACTGTCTGTTGTGACTGTTGCATCTTCTGTCACCATAACTAATTGAGAGGGCTTTCCTGTAGTGTTTGAGTTGGATTGGACCTGCAAGTAGTCCCCTTTCTTTATCGTTCCGCTAGCAGCGTTTGTAGAAGCGAGAAGGCATAATCCAGTAGCACCCTTAACATTTGTTCTAACTTTACAGCTTGCAGTGTTGGCTTCTGTTGTAAATGTACTATCCGTGACAACTACAGTAGCGCTTGTAATTGATGTTATCTTGTGTGTTCCATTATTATCTTCATTAACTGCACCCGTTACGACTATAAAATCACCAACCTTTGCACTGGCGAAAGTTGATGCACCTGCTGTTATTGTAGAATTACTGAAAGATAGCGTCACCGAGTTGTTACTAGTTCTGTGATTAGATGAAAGAAAAGCTGTACTATATGCCCCTGTGTTTGTGAGAGCGTCGGGATCTGCAAACTTAAAATGATTGACTGTTGCGTTAAGATCTAACAAAAAAGATTGCCATTCAACTGCTTGCGCTCTTCGCATAGGCGGAAGTGTGACTTCTGCAGTCCAATAGACACCATCAAACTCCTGTGTTTTTATTTGTCCTGAAAATGGGCTTACCGTTGCTCCTACCGTTCTTACTAATGTCCAATTACTAGTTGTAAAGTTTGGACTCGTTGGCATTGATATTAATTTAGCCACCTTGTAATGCTCTCCTATAGTTACCACCACGCATTGCGGCTTCTGCTACAGCGCCTTTAGTGACCTCTGCTATTTGTGGCATCATTTTTGTTACCTCTGCTCTTACAGTTGATACTACACCTGTAGCAAAGTTTACGGATTGATTTACTATAATAGGAGATCCGCCGTCCATAGCATTCCTACTATTCATGTTGTTCATAATCGTACCGCCAGTGTTAGGTACAAATATCTCTGCACCACGCTCACCAACTAATGTAGGGCTTCCTTTTTGAATTGTTCCACCACCTGCGAATGAGCCACCACCTGACTTGACTTTAGCTGAGGGTGTTACCGACCCACCTTTTGTTGTAGACATACTAAATGCACCAAGTATTGCATCAACAATAGGCTGTATAACTAAAAGTTCCATAAATGCTGAGATAACTGCCTGCACAACATTGAAAGCAAAATTCTTGAATGACTCTAGGGCATTCTCTCCTTTGAGCAAAGCTGTTGACAGGTCGCTAGATAGTGACCCTGCAAGCCCTTCTATTTCCTCTCCGATTCTTGCCATAGCTTCGCCCATAGGACCAGTTGTTTTTAAATATTCTCTTAACTTGGCGTTAGCTTCGTCCATAGTCATATTGCCGTCAGCTATCTGTTGGTTTAAACCTTTGTAAACCAATCCTAGTTGTGCAATATTTCCTTCTGCAAGCTTCATAATAGTTGCAAAATCTTTAGCTGTTATAGTTCCTTCTTCTAAATCTTTTAACAACTTTTCTAATACTGCTTGCTGTTTAGTAATTGCATTATCATTGCCATCAGAATCATCATCAGAGCCAAACATTTCTCCAAATGCAGCGCCTAATTTTTCAAGTTTTGGCATTATTAGTTCTACAGCTTTATCTAATGCACCTGTAGCTTCTGCAAGCACAAAACCACCAAGTATTATTAAATTTTTCTTAGAAATTTTGTTAAGAGCAACTAATGCAATTTTTAATAGCCCAGTGGCTCTTGCTAAACCTAGTACAGCCTTTCCTGCACCAATCATAATTGCAGGAAAATTCATACCAACAAATACCAAAGTAACAAGCACTATCTTATCCATCTCATCACGAAAAAACTTTGCGNCATTTTTTACAGCTTCAAAAGCACTTTTAAGACTGCTGCCTANAGCTCTTGCCAAAGGTCTAGTTTCATCTAACAATGCTTTAGTTCTCAGCGCTAATTCTGTCATTACATCCTTGAAACCACCTTCACCAATTGCAAAAAAGAACTCACTGAAACTATCGTTCATATTTGAGATAGCACCTGATAAAGTCTTTGCTCTTTCTTCTAAAGCTGTAGAAAATTTAACTCTGCCTATTTCTTCAACAAACTCAACAATTGCATCTGATGTTTTATCAATACGCTTTGTTGCACCTGCAAAAGTAACATCAATAGAATCTGTATTTTGTTTAGCTTTTATACCAAACTGTTTCAACATCTCCATTTCACCAGTAGTGGCGTTAAAAATCGCTCTTGTTATTTGTGTAATATCTTTGTTGAATGCTGCAGCAACATTACCAAAGTTAGTCAGTCTTTCTGCAGTTGGCGCAATGCCTGCGTTGAATAAAGTTATAAATCCTTCTGTGACATTTTCTAATTGGAAGGTTGTCGTTGAAGTAAACTGACGAATCATTGCAAATGAAGCATCCGCCGCCGCAGCACTTCCAGTAATCGCTCTTAATGTAGCGTTAAGATCCTCAAAAGTCCTTGTTGTGCTTACTACATTACTGCCAAGTTTTGCTATGCCGATTGTGGCAAAAACCTTTGCAAGATTCCCAAAATTTACCATAGAAGATTTTGCAGTCTTGTTAGCCATGCCTAACTTCTTATTAACACCGTCAAGACCTTTTCTCAGTCCTGCTGTCTCTGCTTTAATTTCTACTATTAATTGATCAACTGTGGTAGCCATTAGTCAGGGTATAACTCCATAAGTTCATTTAGTTCATTTCTATCTAAGGGTTTTTCTTTTTGATTTGAGCCATTGAATTCTGAGAACCCATCTATAGTCATATATATTTCTATAGGGCTAGCATCCCAAAAATCTTTGATACTCATACCTATCATGCCAACACAAACTGTAAAAAATCTTTTAATTGGCAGAGAATCATTTGCTAACTCTCTGTTGGCGGCTTTCCCTCGTCTGCTTCTTCCTCTGAATCATCAGTTAGAGATTTGGCAAGTAAGTCAGCAACGGCTGTTGTTGAATTTATAATACCTGCTTCTTGTACAATATTAATCGTGTCATTTCTAGTAATATTATTGCCACCACCACGAATTGCGGGATGTAAAACATTTACTATTTCAGACATTCTTATGTCAGCTTCGGACATTTTTTGTGCCAATTTTATAATTCCACAATTACATGAATCTTCTATTTCCATGATTGCGTTCATTGTAAGTCTACATTTATAGGTATTAGAACCTAATGTTATTTCAATCTGTCCCTTTAGTGGGTTTGTCATCTGACTTCTCCTTTTTTGTACTTGCCATTGCAAGTGTTATTTTTAAAATACCATCTCTCTCATCTAGTTTAGATGATTTGACTTCAATATCTTTGCCATCAACATTTACGGTTTTACCGATAGGCATATTAGGTATATCTAATTGATCGCCCTTAATCATACCGACAATAGAACCTTTTGTGGCTTTGACTTTTACTTGTTCCCAAGCCATAGTCTTAGACTGTTGCGAATGTTATAGCGCCTGATGATTCAAAGGACATACTGTAAGTAACTTCCCCATTGAACTCGCCTGCATACTCTAAACTGGTAATTTGGAAAGCACCCGTGAAAGTACCAAAGTCAGGAACTAAGAACTGATAATTGTTTTGACTATCTGCTAAAGCGTTTGTTTTGACAGTTGTTTCTGATGCACCGTCTGTGAATACGCCACTACCTGAAACACTGATTGATTGAACCCCTGCTGCTGTCAACATAGTTCTTTTACCTGAACTATCTTTGTTGGTTACATCTACTGATTCGTTATTAATTGTGAGACTTGTTGATCTCAGCCCTGCTATTGTTGCAAAAGTTTCAGGTGAACCTGCGTTACCCACTTTCATTAGCATTGCACTGCCTTTTTGTGCTGCCATATTCTTCTCCTAAATAAAGAGGGTATTTATTCCTCTAATTAAAAAAACGGCATCTGCCACCTTATTACTTCGGTTCTTGGTAGTTAATCAAGTACCTAGTGTAATTGCACGAAATCTCATGACACCGTGCCGAGTTATCCCATCAGGATCTCTCATTACGTCGCTAAATTCAAATCTTAAATTTATAAGATTTATACCAGTGACAGTTAAGTTTACATCATGCAATAAATCGTGAACCTTGTCCATTATTTCCTTTGTTTCTTTAGATCCTTTATATCTAGACCAAATATGTATATTAACTGTTGTGTCAGCGCCTACCAGATTGTTTGTGCTGTAATCTAAGGCTGTTTCTTCTCCTAGTGCTATAAAAGGATAAGAATTACCTTGCACGACCTCATCATGCACCCCACACGAAAGCGTTGATGTGATTGCAGAAACATTTAAAGCTGCATATATGGCTGACTGTAATTGAAACTGACCTATGCTCACCTAATAACTCCCTCTTTCTTAAATATAGC